TTGTAAAGAAGATGAAGAAACCAAAGTTCATCTCAAATACACAGTTAAAATCTTTGAAAAAAATATCACAATTGTCCCATGATCACGCGGCGAAACTATATATAATAAACCGGAAGTTGAAAAACTTCTATCATTCTCAACTCTTTTGGGCAGATAAGTTTAAGGCATTTACAAACTCAGTTCTTCCAAATAAGTTTAGTAGTACAAATATTGATGATGGTAGAATTATTATTCCGTTTATTGATGAGAATAATAACTTCTTTGGATTTCAAGGTCGAACATTAAATAAGCACGATGATTTACGATACATCACTATTATGCTTGAAGATCGACCTAAAGTCTTTAACTTGAACAATATAAAGAAGGATGAGAAGGTATATATATTCGAAGGTCCTTTCGATGCAACATTTATACCTAATTCAATAGCAATGGCCGGTGGTGATTTTGTCAATGACATACAAAAGCTGAATTTAAATGATATAGTGATTGTTTATGATAATGAACCAAGAAACAAAGATACAATAAAGAAGATGGAGAAGGCAATAGCAAATTCGTATAACATTTGTATATGGCCCGATGATTTACAATATAAAGATATTAATGATATGATATTAAATAACTATTCAGCTGATAAAATAAAAGATATGATTGACTCTTCAACTGTGAATGGTCTCGAAGCTCAGCTAAGGTTATCACAGTGGAGGAAGGCGTGAAAGTAAAACTAATATCGTATTCTAAGGTTGAAGACTTAGAAATAGATGATGCAACACCGATGGATCTTGTCGCATATTGTGCAAGAGTTTCAAATCCATCAAATCAAACAAATAAAAATACATCAGAGAAATTGCTTCAATATTTAATTAAGCATAAACATTGGAGTCCTTTTGAGATGATTAGTGCATGTCTTGAAATAGAAACAACAAGAGATATTGCACGACAAATATTAAGACATAGATCATTTTCTTTTCAGGAATTTAGTCAACGCTATGCAGATCCTGTAAAAGAACTTGACTTTGTTTTACGTGAAGGAAGATTACAAGATTTAAAAAATAGACAAAACTCAATTGAATTAGATGAATCTGATATATCACAAAGAGTTCTTAATCATGAGTGGAAAAGAAGACAAGAAGTTGTTATTGAACTTGTAAAGAATAGTTATAAATGGGCAATGAATAATAATATTGCAAAAGAACAAGCAAGAGCGATATTGCCTGAAGGATTAACAGTATCTCGATTGTATATGAATGGAACATTGCGATCATGGATACATTTTATTGAACTACGTTCAGGTCATGGTACTCAAGCAGAACATATGGCAGTTGCAAGAGAATGTGGAAAAGTTATTGCTAAGATTTTTCCATTAATGAAAGATTTTATACATGAAGAAAAGATAGGTAAAGAAATTTAGGAGGGAATATGAAATACAAAATTGAAACAGACGAATCACGAAATGGTTTGTTTGATGACTTAGGAATTGTGCGACTAAAAGAATCATATATGAGAGAGGATGAATCATCTCCTCAAGAAAGATTTGCTTTTGTCTCATCGATGTTTGGTTCAAATCAGGAACATGCACAGCGTTTATATGAATATTCTTCAAAACATTGGTTATCTTATTCTACGCCAATATTGTCTTATGGCCGTTCAAAAAGAGGTATGCCAATTTCTTGTTTTTTAAATTATATACCTGATACGGCGGAGGGATTAGTTGATAACCTATCTGAAACAAATTGGCTATCTATGCTTGGGGGTGGCGTTGGCATTGGTTTTGGGATCCGTTCCGGTGATGATAAGTCTGTTGGTGTTATGCCTCATCTCAAGACTTACGATGCATCGTGCCTCGCGTATCGCCAAGGACGCACGCGCAGGGGCAGTTACGCTACTTATCTTGACATTTCTCATCCCGATGTTGTAATGTTCCTTGAGATGAGAAAACCTACGGGCGATCAAAATCTTAGATGCTTAAATCTACATCATGGTATTAATGTTACTGATCGTTTTATGGAGTTAGTAGAACGATGTACACAAGATCCAGATGCCGATGATGGATGGAATTTAACTGATCCGCATTCAGGTGAAATTCGAGATACTGTTTCAGCTCGTGCATTATGGCAAAAAATATTAGAATTAAGAATGGAAACGGGCGAACCTTATATTCATTATATTGATACAAGTAATCGCAATTTACCTGAATTTCAAAAAGAACTTGGATTGAAAATACATCAATCAAATCTATGTTCAGAAATTATTCTTCCAACGAATAATGAAAGAACAGCCGTATGTTGTTT